ATTGGATTACCTCTAACATTATTGGCAATAGGTAATAAATATTCAGATGTTATTACTTCACCAGATGTATGCATAAGGTTAGTTACTAAAACATTTCTACTTTCTACTATCTTTGTTGTGTGTATTACAGATAAACCATTAGTAGCTAAGGCAGGGTTGACAACTGAAAGAACTGTAGAAAGGTCAGCAAACTCACCAAACTGTGCATTATCTTTTTCTTCGATAGTGCCTACTTGTTGTATAAACTTACATAAGGCTGCTGTTATTTCTTTTGTCAAAATGTTGCAAATATTTTTCTTAGTATATCTAGGGTTTACCCTTATGGCAATTACAACTGTTTACAATATGTCTTAATCGTTCATTATCAGCTAATGCCTCTGCCAATAAATCAAAAGGGTCATTAATTCCTTGTAACTGACTTTTAAGCAGTTTAATATGTCTATTTTTATCAGCTAATGTACGAGACATAGCAAATTTAGACTTATGAGCTAACCATAACATATATATAGTGTTTGTAAAGTTTTAATACAATCTATATAGCGTTACGTTGATTCATTGGTTTTTAAATGTTCTATTAATGTACAAATATTGTTTATTTTATTGACAACTTATGAACACTTTAAGGCCAGCTTTGGACATGGAACTTGTTACTAAGATTTTAGAAATAAAGCCTAAATACATTACAACCACTGCTTTTTTAAATTTACTTTTAGAAGATGCGTACAATGTAAGATGCAAAAATGAAAAAAATATGGCACAATATATATATAAAGATAAAGAATTAGACAAGAAGGGTTTAGAAAGAAAAGAACAAAAAGAAAAAATTAATAAAAAAGAAAAACAAGAAAAGATAATACCAGATGATTTAAAACACTTACAAACTCTTATTGATGATTTTTGGAAAGTTAAAAAAGGTAGTAAATCAATACAGGCTTGGAAATTACAACTAACAGAATATAGAAAGTTTATAGAAAAGTATGGTGAACAAGTTTTAAGAGATCAGTTAGAAGCAGGTATTCTTGCAGGGACTTGGAAGGGTTTAAAAATAAGTAATTATGAAGAACAACTTAAACGTGTAACAAGGTTTGCCAAAGAACCAGAAACGGAAACTAAGGCTCCTAAGTATGTACAGTTTGATGGTATGGGGAATTTAATCTAATGGAAAGTTTATTTGGTGGTGCTGCTAGAAAAACACTACGTATGATGATTAAAAAAGGTCTTATAACAGAAAAAGATCTAGATACACCGCCTGATGGTTGGTTTTTAGCAATGGGCTATGAAAGAGAAGTTGGTACTGGTAAATGGAAGCGCATACTTCGTACAAGAGCAGGTGCTACTCCGTCACTTCCTTTACATAAATTGCCAAAATATAGAAATAGTCTTACAGGTAAAATAACTTTTGATCCTGTGGAATATGAAAAACGAAATTAAAGATATTCTTGTACAAGATCCTTTCGTTAAATTTTATCCAGAACCACATAAGTATTACGATCTAAAACGTAAATGTTATGTAGCCAGGTCTATCAGTGATGTTATTAGAACAAGTGATTTTGTTAGTAAAAATATGGAGCAAGCTGCGATACGTGGTACAACAATACATGAAGCAGTACAGATATGGTGTGAAACAAAAGATACAACACTAGCACTAGCGTATGCTAAAGAATATAAACAATGGGTAGAACATTTAATAAATTACCGTATGTGGGATACATGGGATTGTATTTCAAATGAATTACGCATGGTAGATAGAAAAAGAGATATTGCAGGTAGCTTAGATGCCGTTTTACAACATAAAGAAACAGGTGCATTATGTTTAGCTGATTTTAAAACGCAAGTTAAATACAGAAAGAAAAATCATAGATTACAAATAGGTGGTTATGTATCTTTGTTAAATCAAAACTATCCATCTATAACACTTTCTACCTGTAGAGTTATTTATATAACACCAGATGGTATAAAAACACAGGAATATAACCCTGCTGAGTGCATGTTTGATTATGAAGCAGTAAGAAGTATATATTTTAAAAAAAGCTAATATTGAAATATAACTTGCATTACAATAGGGTATACCCCATACTATAGAAAACTGGTATTAAAGAATTATGTCATTTGAAGAAGAATTAGAAGCAATAGAACGTGAAGAATGGCTTAACAAGTTTAATGATAGACAAGTTATGAACGCTGCAAGAATGTTTTTAGAATGGCTTTATCATTTACCTGATGACTATAAACCAACTCAACATTCTGAATTTACATTTTAATTATTATGAACACACAACCAGAACAATTATTAAGGCAGTTAAAAGTACTGCAATTGCAAAAAAAAGAAATAGATATACAAATAACTGAAAAGAAAATGGTATTAGAAAAATATTATCAAGATAGTATTATTATGACTAGATTTGAAATAGAAGGTATTAAAGCAGAAAGAAGAAGAAAGCCTGAAAAGTGGGAATACAGTGATGAATTAAATAGCTATAAAAAAGATATAGCAACAGCTATAGAAGATCGAGAACAACAAGAAAGAGAAGAAGGTATTGCTGTTAAAATAGAAACTGGTTTTACGTGGGCTATAAGATGAAAACAACAGAACGTATAGAACACGCTTTTAAACGCATAAAAGAGTTACTAATTCTAGTAATAGAATGGTCTAAATCATTTAAAGAAGAAGATGAACTTACAAAAGAATTTAGAGCAAAAAAACTAAATATGATAGAAGATTTATATAAACAGTTAGGTGAATTAAATGATCGTTTTATGTTTACGAATGAATCAGAATTTAAAACTAAGGAATATATAGTTGAATATGAAGCTATAAAAAAACAAATAAATGAATTAAATAAATGAATCCACAAAAAAACAAAGGAGATAGGGCAGAAAGAGAAGCTTGTGATTTACTAACAGAATTTACAGGTTATGAAGTAGAAAGACGTTTTGGCGCAGGTATGGAAAATGATAAAGGTGATTTGGTTGGTATTCCTAATACTGTTATACAAATAGCAAACTGGAAAGATACAAATGCTGCAGTATTACAGAAGCCAAGAGAAGCAGAAGAACAAAGAAAAAATGCAAAAGCAACTCATGCTATAAGTTTAATTAGATATAAAAAAAGACCTGGTTGTAAGCATGGAGATAATTGGCGTGTAGTTATGACTATTGAACAATATGCAAAATTAGCAAAATTATTATTATGAAAAAACTTAAATTATTAGATACTTTTGCAGGTATTGGTGGCTTTAGCTATGCTGCAGAAAAATTAGTAGGTGGTTTTGAAACAACACAATTTGTAGAAATAGACCCTTACTGCCAAAAAATCCTTAAAAAACACTGGCCACACCTTCCTATACATGATGACATCACGACATTTACAGCAAGACCTTTTCAATACGACATTATCTGCGGAGGTTTTCCCTGTCAAGACATTTCAACAGCAGGAAGAAAAGAAGGAATTACAGAAAAATCCAGATCGGGTTTATTTTACGAACTCATCAGAATCATACGCTTGGTACGACCCAAATACGTTGTCATGGAAAACGTGGCAGCGATCCTTAATAGAGGGTTGGACATTGTACTCAGGGAACTTTCCGAAGCAGGGTACAATGCAGAATGGTCAGTTATATCTGCAAGTTCATTGGGAGCCGCCCATAGGCGTTCAAGATGGTGGCTCATTGCCTACCCCAACTGCGTCAGATGTAGAGGGAGGAATAGCAAAGGATGTTCAGTACAAAAATGGAAGTTTCTTCAGGGAAAACAAACAGGGAGTGAGATGGGGAGTAAAGTTGAGAGATGCAGTATCAATAATTTTAGATGGAGAAACACAGAACATAGACTCAACTCAAACTGGAGACAATATGCATCTAAACCCACACTTTGTAGAGGAGATGATGGGTTATCCAATCGGATGGACAGACTTAGACTTAAAGCATTAGGCAATTCACTTTTGCCACAAGTAGCTGCTATACCTTTGCAAAGAGTATTAGATATAGAAAAAAATAAAAATAATTAAACACCTTGACAGGGGTATACCCTTAAGTAATACTGAATATGCACAACACCGAGAGGTTTTTTAAATGTCTAATTTTCTAATGATGTTAGCTGCATCAGGATTGTTTTTTACAGCTTTTTCATCAGCTTTATATGACATGACACTTGCAGATTGTAATGCAGGTGTAGAGTTGGCTTGTACACAAATTAAAAATTAATTTAATTTAGGGAACAATTTCTGCTCTAACAAATCTACAGCCCTATCATCCAATGTATTTGTAGTTTGTTGGCAGATTACACGTAAAAGATCAATTATTAACCTTTTGCATCCTGTAGTAGAAAGGAAACGTAATAGTATAGGTTTTAAAAGTTTGTACATAGTTTGTTTTGCTTTACTATATTGTAAACGTTAAATTTAAATTGGTCATCTAGGCTACCTGATCCCCATTGCAAAGCAAGGTGGCCTTTTTTACCTTCTAGGCTTAATTTCTGCAACAGCAAGTTCTACTTCTTTAAGCCTATGAAAAACTTCTTTCATATCATCATGCATATTATCTATTTTATCTGTTAATAATTCTATAGCTGTTGTATTACGTACTAAATCATCTCTTGACTGTCTACCTCTATAAGACACAGAACCGACTGAAACAAAACAAGCCGTTAATAATGCACCACCTAATGCTGCAACTACTTCTACCATTATTTTTTGTTTATGTCTATATTAATAATAGCTTAACTATGTAGATATGGATGAGAAAGAAGAAAAAGAAGGTTTTGACTGGGGTGAATTATTTGGTCATTCTGTACGTTTTTTAATATTAACCTGGTCATTAGCAATGATGACTTTAGGATATATGGGAAAGGTAAGGATTGATGGAGCTTTCACGGCTGGCCTCGTGAGTGGGGTGCTAGGTTCATACGGAATCTCAGTAGGAAACAAA